AACGCCGATAGCGATTGGAACGCATAGCCGCGATTCCATGACCTTTGAGCGAACCAACGGGGTCTGCGCCTTCGGCAGTCTGAAGGACTTCAGAGAACTGGATAGTTTCCCTGCCACCCCCCAGGTACTCAGGACGCTGTAAACGAGCGTCGGAAGAACGAACGCCGAGATAACGGAGATATTCAACATAGCGTGACCCGAACCTTGCACGAGCTTCCTCGTAGCGTTGAAGCGCCATTGCTTCGCGAAGTGCCGTTACCGTGATTGCCGATGCTTCAGAAAGATCGGCTCGGATATTTGGGTAATAGTTACCCCCTGGATTGGTGGTGGCAGAGCGCTCGACCAACAAACGCAAAGCGTCAGAACTGTTGTCGATGGCAGATGCCGGCGCATAAGTAGGCGTGGTGCCGTCTGCGGCAAAAACGACCTGAGAGGCGGTCGCGTAGTTATCGTTGTACTTGCCAAGCCCGAGAACCGGCGCCTCATCGCCCAGCGGGATAGTAATGCCAGAACCCTTCTGCTCCCAGGGACGAGCTGACGTGAAGTAATCTTTTTCCCAGGCGATGTTTTGAATTGTTGTGTTTGTTGTTGTGTCTGCGCCTGAAGTTTTGTCGATCGTAAGTTTGGTCTGCAGATCCTGGTCGCGATACCACTCGTTCCAGATCATGGCATAGCCGCGGAACGGGAGAGCTGAGACCGCGATATTATTTACACCGGTCGGAACGCCCAGATAATCAGCAAGAGAACCGATAGCAGCCCCTGTGCCACCGCCAAAAGTAATAGTGGGAAATACAGAGGCGTCGAGACCATCCGGACCACCAGTGATGAAATTTTCCCAATCCTCCCAGACCAGACGGTGAGGAACGAACCAATGGTGGATGCGTACATCGACCGGATGCATGACTGGAGCCAAGAGCGGAGACGCCCGCAACAAGGCGGAAGTAGCGGCCTGAACAGTATCCCCGGGAAGGACTTCCCACATACCGCACGGGATAAGCTCGCCCATATCGCACGACAGTAGTTTGTAATTGCTGAGACTAAATTTGCCACGTTTCATATCGATCCCTTTTTACGTTTTAGCGCATAGCGCTTTTCTGCCTGAAGCGTTTGACCGTGGTACGCCTCTTTGACCACATCTTTGAGACGGAGCGAATTCGCGAACGCATACGTTCGCATAGGCTGCATCTCTTGATCCATTTTGATTTTGACTGAAGTTGGAACCTCCTTTGCACGGCCTAAATGTTCCCTCAATTTTCCTTTGAGATAACGTCCCAGAGGATAAACAGCACGCCCATGACGCAACACATTAGGGACATCTTCCGTATCAATCTCATGTTGCATTAGCGAGGACGCTACCTCTGGTATAAAGTCCGCCCCGATCCCAGGGCGGAGTGACATTCTTGCGAACTCTGGGTGTCTGCCGTCAAGACGGATATCCGATTTACCGGTCATTTTCTTGCAGACGTAACCAGCGATGTATTGAGCTGATTGATTGTTAAGCTCGCCCAGGTACACATTGCCGAGGCCCCATGCCTCCTGGACGAAGTCGCATTCCGGACAACACCGGGTTTTGCGTTTAGTGAGCTGTGTCGTTCCGAAACGACAGTTGGAGAGCCCGAACATGGCTAAATGGTAGTGAGGTCTCTGGGTCACGTCGCCATACTCCCCGACTAGAAAATACCTCAAGCGTGACGGCTCCGCTTTCTTCCGCAACCTCTTCAAAAAGTTTCTTGAATGCTTCGGCGATAAGGTCGGCAAACCGCTGTTCGATATCGGCAGGTTTTCGTCCTGGTATGTCAATGTTAAAAACGAGTTCTGCGGATGCAGCAAACTCTCCAACATTATCCTGTGACACCATTGTCTCCTTTTGTTGATACGGCAAGCCAGGCACTGACCACATGGGTGTGCCTGGCTCATATGAACGTAAGGGGATGAACATTTCATTACATCCGGAACCCTACGCGAAGTGGTGACGATGAACGCCGACGACGGCCCGCTGAACCGCGGCGCCGGGAAAACACCCGACGACCACGACCATAGGACCTGCGACCTCTACGACCACGCATTGTAATCACCTCCTCTCGATTTTCATGATGAACGGCTTATTCGGGATAGGAACCGACTGATACTCCTGAAGGAAGGCATTCCACTCCCACATACGACCCTTGCCAGCGCTAAACGGCGGCCGGGTATCCCTGATAGTTGCCATAGGGACCAAGCGATTCCTGATATTCCATCCTACGCCGGCAGCCCAATCGTCTTCGGCTGACTGAGCGAATTTTTCTGAGCGACCAGGTGCCCAACCTGTAGCGGTTTTATTCCAGCCGACTTCTGGACTTGCGCCAGCTTCATTGTGTGGCCGGCTAGGGTCCGGGATGGTGACTTTTGTCGGCTGACGGTCGATGAGCGGACCTGCTGTGGAACCTTGACCGGGCATAAGATAACGATTGGCAGCGGAAGGCACCGGGGGAGGTGTACCCGGTTGATTGAGCGTTGCCTGATTGGATGCGATCTGCTGCTTAAGAAGATCGTTTTGGAGCTTGTTGTTTTCTAGCTGAAGAGACTGACTAGCTTTTGTAAAACCGTCCAAGCGCTCACCGCTAGTCCGATAAGCGTCATACGCACGACCCAAGCTTTGACCCATGGACGCGATACTATCGCCCGCGAAAGACTGTACCGGAGCGAACGAGTGTGTTTGCGCACCCAATGCATATAAAGGATGAATTCCTGCCTTCTTGGCATCTTCTACCTTCCACTGAATACCGTTCTGAGCGAACTTTTTCTGAAGAGCTATATTCGCGTTGGCTTGGTTGTTCTGCATGATACCGCCTGCAAGGCTGCCAACGGCCGATGCAATTTCTCCCCACATGGGAACCTCCTAACATTGAATTTCGGAATAGTGAGAGCGTCGACGCTTGCCCAGGGCAGAGCCCTTGCCAGTATGTCCAGCGGCGAAGAGAATCTCACGCCTAGACTTGCGTCGGACGCATACGAGAACCTTTGTAGGGTTCTCAAAGGTGACCCCGATTGGAAGCCTGCCACCCCGCTGACGCGGGACTGCCAGGCTGTGGACCGATCGAGAGAAAGACCGAGCAGGCCTAGCGGCCTGCTCGGGGTGGAAGTCTCTGCGATCTTCGATGGTTTGGAGGAAGGTTAACGGTCTGGTAGTGAAATTTAAGGCTGTCAACCTCCGGTTAGCGAAAGAGATGTTTTCGCGCAGCCCTGAAGACCTTTGGGACCTTCCTCTTGCCATCGTTTTTGTCCTCTTTGGTGTCACCTAACACAGTACATATCAAGTGTATGTACTGTGTCTAGCCCTTCACGGGCGCCGGCGTGCCTTCTGCTGGGGGCTGCGCCGCCCCTCCGCTTGGGGGCTCCCGGGGCGGCTCCGCCTTCAGTGCCTGCTCCTTCTCCGCGATGAATGATTCGAAGGGGGTAGGCTCGTAGTATTGCTCCCAAGGCGAGCTGGGATCGTAGTCATCGCCAACGTCAAAATCATTGGCTTCATCGAACGTTTCAGCGCCAGCCTTAGCCAGGTCGCGCTGTATTTGGGCGTCGTGGACCATCTTACGGATTTTGTCCATCAATGATGGTTGGGGGTTGTAGCCAACTGGGGGCTCCATAGGACGGCCGTCGAGTATCTCGCGGCCCTTTTCGTCCAGACGGCCGAGATTTGACTTGTAGGACTTTGCCTCGACTTCGAGGCCTTTGATCTTTTTCATTTTAACCTCCTAGTAGATAAATGATTTGCCAGTCTGAGCGACGAGGCGTCGTGCCTGGACCGAGTGCTTAGTCATGATCCATAGCACATCTTCCGATGGTACGGCGAATGTGCGCTCTGTTGGAACGCACTTGACGAAATCGCCATTTAGTGCGGGGGTCGATCCGAAGATTCGGGCGAAGTGCCAGAAATCCAGATTGTCCCTGAAACCACCGGCAATTGTAGATTCCGTACGCCGATATTCGTCGTAGCGGTCCTGGTACCCGAATGTGCCATCTGGCGTAGCGTGTGCTGCGTACACTTCTTTATTGAGAACTTCCTGCTGGCCAATGTGCTGGAGCTCTTTTTGCCAGAAATCCTCCTTGACACGCCGGTTGAAGTGACGGGGCAAGCCCTGGGCATAGATCGTTTTAGGGCGCACCGAGATGAAAGAAAACACGTAACCGTGCTCTTCGAAGAAACGCCGATAGCGATTGGAACGCATAGCCGCGATTCCATGACCTTTGAGCGAACCAACGGGGTCTGCGCCTTCGGCAGTCTGAAGGACTTCAGAGAACTGGATAGTTTCCCTGCCACCCCC